TTTTCTAAACTTATATTTACCACCATCAAGATCAATATCAGTTATATAATTTCCATCAATTGCTTTTGCCTTACTGTTTATTGCAGAAGCACTCAAAAGTTTGGCTTCTATAGTTCCCGGTACTACAACTTTATTTGCATTAAGATAAATCCTAATTCCTGATACTGTTATATCTGAGTCTAAATGTGTTGCTGTAGCTGCATTAGTCATATAAACAAATGTAGTGCCTTTGATTTTAACTCTAGTTTTATCTGGAATACCATCTGCTATAAGAAAATCATTTATTGCTAAATAACTCAAATCTTCAGCACTCACATCCGTGAGAATATCACTATTATTTGTTATATTAGCTGTTATTCCATATTTATTTTCAGCCCCTTCCATTACTGGTTGTACGATTGTTGTTTCTTCTTCGCTTAAATTAACATTTATGTTGTAGTTATTTAAATAGTTTGAGTAGAATACTGTGCCATCTTTACTGCCGATGCTGATACCACCAACAAATAGAGGTACACCTTCACTTGTATCTGTTTCGTCTATCTTTTTTTCATATATTATATTATCTCTAACATAAATTACATCACTTGTAGTTAATGCAGTCATTTCTTGTGCTAGTACATCCAGAAATAATGTTCCTGTTGTTGGGGATGATACTGAAGTAAAGTAACCTTTACCTCCCTGTAAATAAACCAGAGTAGCACCCACGATCGCCAATTCTTGTACAGATTCATCCAGTACTTTAATCCCGTCACCACCTGTCAAAGTTGTTTTATACACTGTGTTATTATCATCATAATTTATATAATATATTTCTTTTATTTCTGTGATACCATCTTCAGCTAATGATAATAATATTGATGGTCTTGTGCCCTTTACAGTAGTCAATGCAGTTCCTTCTAAAGTATTGCTGAGACTCTTTTTGTACAATTTGCCACCACGACTTATGTTTACATAAACCAAATCATCACCATCTACCACTGGCATTATAGCTGTCATTGTTCCCAAGGACGTTCCATTAGATACTACAATTTTTTCTTTCAGATACATACGCATATTATCGTAGTTTACATAAACTAAATTGTCCGTTCCTGCCGCTGTTGGATATATACCCCTCGCTGTAGTAACTACAAAACTTGCAGGTCTTTTTACCGTTAAAGCTATGTTAGATACATCAGTATCTATGATAACCGTAGCATTATCAATAATAGCTTGATTAGGATCTGGCAGATCTGTTAAATCACCTAATAATTCATATTCATCTGGAGGTAAATTTATTTGTGATGTATATGCTGGTATAGTCCCTGAGTCTGCCAAAAATATATCTGGTGAATATGGTACACAATTCAATGTGGCTGATAAATCGCTTCTGGGTTCTATTCCTGTAATTATTAAATCTAGAGATTCTTTTCCTGTCTCTCCAAACATAAATAAATCATCAGAACTTATTGTAACTATGTCTGGTATGGCTGTAATAAACAATACTGTTTGAGATTCTGTTATTTCTGCTATTGCTGGATTTACTACCGTTTTTGTTATTGATGATCCATCCGATTTTCTAAATATACAACTATATGCTTTTCCTACCTCATAGACTATAAGTTCATCAGAAACAAATCCTATAGTAGTACCGCCACTCATCAATATATCAGATACTCTACCGCTATTTAATCCTAATAAGGGTACGTCATGAGTTAGTTTTATTCTACTACCTCTTGTGGCAACTATATGCTCTATATCCATAGAAAAACTAAATGCTTCTGGTCTTAGTTCAGTACATGCTAACATGTATTTGCCTATTTTCCATGCCTGCTCAGTGTCGGTCACTCCCCATAAAGTTACTTCCTGTGGAGAACTTTCATCTGGAGTTATGTCATTAAAATATACTTTTCTGGTATCTTGCATATAATTCGCATCTTTATTTATGAAATTCATATTCAACATAGATGGCTGATTATTAAATGCTTTAGATCCTGAGAAATCAAAACTATTTCTAGGAGTAACATATTGTACTACATTAACTTTTTCTGAATCTATTATGATTGTATATTTACCATCTAATAAATGCCAACTAGCTCTGCCAGTAGCACAAATTCTATTAAGTGTTTCTTGTAGAGTTAATGACTCTTTTGTATGTATATTACATTCGAAATCTTTAGTAGCACAAAATGTGTGCCACGATTCCAAACTATCCCAATCTATTTTAGCTACTTGTATAGGATCTGTTAAATCCATATATTTTTTTGTTATATGTGGTGAACTTATAGCGTAGAGAAACATTGATGCAGGATTACTTGTAAGTGCTTTTGTCCACTGAACTACACCTGAACCAGTTCCTACATAATTCAACACATTTGTTTGTGCTATACAATTAAAATTATCGATCACTCCATTTAATTGTTCTGTTGCTTTTACACGTAATCCCAATGTAGTGAGTTCCGCTTGTATAGATGATTTTATAGGTTCTGTTATAGGATTTCCAGCACCATCAAATACCCCTGTATAACTTTTAATTGATTCTATATACATATCATTTACGTATGTTCTACGTGAGCCACTTATACTACCTTGCCATGTTTTAAACTTTATTTTGTATTGTCTCAAATCATTATAATCGGCATCTGATGCTGTATTATTATCGAACTCTATAGTTCTTGTAATTCTGAAAGGTGATCTAGTTCTATTCCGTATTATTCCATAGGAATGGTACTTATAAGTTTCACTGTTATAATTTGCATAGTCTAATCCAAATGTAACTACACCATCATGATCGTCTACATTCCTACCTGTATCCAAAACATCATATAAACCTTTGGGAAACAAAATAGTAACTTCAACTTTATTACAATTACCACTGGTAGATTTAATAGGAATGGCTTGATTGTGGTTGCCTTTTTTCATATATACACCAGCTACATTTTCCATTACTCTATCTGCATAATATACAAAAGGTGTAGCATCCTGTCGTAGCTCCACATTATAATCTGTAAAAGTGGTTAATGTGTTATCCCCCAATTTGTATGAGTTTGTATCCACCACCATGTCATTATAACCCAAACAAAATATTTGATGTAAATACTGTTTGTCATTTGCTACAGTTGTGTATGGTACTACACATGAGTCGGGCACAATTAGATGTTTTCCAAACAATACAGGAACACGTTCTCCATATCTTATTTGATTTTTTCCACCACGAATACTAGGCTGTTTTTCAACTACCTCTTCTGCTTCTGGTATCTCCCAATTGTACATTACTGCACCACCGATGATCATACTTACACCAGTTCCTATTACTGCGGCAGTCAACCATGCAGGAGAAGAAGCAGCGATAAGTACAGCACCTATAGATGCCACTACTGTACCAAGTATTTTTGCACCAGTTCCTTTTTGTTTTAATTCTGAACTGTTACCACCAGCAGTAGGTACAATTTTTATTATTACCTCATCTGTTCTCGGCATATTACTATAATTATTAGAATCAATTCTTTCATCTTTATCTATAATTACTGCATTAGTGATAGGGTATTTTGAATCGAAGCCATTCCGAAACAAATTTATATATGAATCCCTTTCCATTTCTTTCACTATTCTAGTTGACTTAAATGGATGGGGCATTATAGTCAGTCGTATTATATCTTTATGTAAACTCATAAAATCCCTCCAATCTACCTTTTAATTTGTGGGAATCTAATCTATCACATATACTGCCACAACCTGATAATATGTGTAATACCATATTTCCCCCAATATATAATCCCAAATGGCAAGGATAACCCTGTACATTAAATATACATAAATCCCCTACATCTGGTGAATCCTTTTGCTTTGCTGTTAATAATGGTTTATATTGATCTATCGTATCAGATATATAAGGTTTATCGGAGGCACTTACTGACTGAAAATCCGGCAAGTGCTTCTGAAACTTATCTCGTAAAACTAATCTAATCAAACCATAACAATCACACCCATCCATTGATCTCCCCCCATCAACAAATGGTATACCTATATAATCATTAACATCTAATTGAATACTCATTTATTGTCCCAATCCGGGGAAGTTAGCATAATTATATGTTACTACACTTATCAAGTCATTCAAATAGTTTTCAAATATAAGCTCCCCAGTCACTGATTGTAAATTATATACAATATTGGTCATTTGGAACTCCCAAGGGCCCGCTTCTATCGTATCGGGGGAGTCAGATAGAATTATTTTTGCAGTGACTGTAGGAGCAGAACTTATACTTCTAATCATAGTAACAATAGCCCTATCAATATTATCTATTGTTAATGAGGAATTTTTTATAGTGCCATCCTCTTCCACTGGTGGAGTGAAATCAAAGTTGTATGGTAAATAAGTTTCACCATCCGAAACAATACTTTGATGATCATTCACAATTCTAAATGGTTCTGTCAAATCTGGATGAGTTAATTTCAACAAAACTAAAAAGCATGCACCAGTATTCGATGCATTTATAGCTTGTCTGGCGGCATTAGATACATTTCTAGGCATTAGGGTAATACCTCCAATGTCATAGAAACTGCCCAATCCAGTGTATCACCATCGGGTTTTATTTTATAAGGGGCAGCATTTCCATCTGTTTTAAAACGTACATTTATATTTGTTTCCAAATTATATTGATCAGGAAATAAAAATACTGCGCTACCTAATAAAATTGTGTTTGTATAAAAATTTCTAAATGTTACTAATTGTATTTTTGTCATTATCATAGTACCTGTCCATGTCCTTGGTACTGCTGTAAATCTTCTTCTTTGTTTTGCTGGCCCTGTACTCATATTAGTTCTCACAGAACCATTGAGCGATGATTCATTAAATGAACCATGCTCAAAAGCCTGTGGAAGAGTTAGATCCCATGTTGCCATAATCTCCCCCTATATTATCTTTGATAACCTCTTTTAGTTACTCCGTATCTTCCTTGAAAATCTCTATCAAAATTACCATTATTTAATTGTTTCTTAAAAGTGTTTCCAATTATTATTTCTATTTCTTTTCCATCTTCAGAAGTTCTTTCAGTTGTTTCTACTTCTTGTCCAGTGTTATTTATTACAGTGATAGATACTGCTGATCCACCATTACCCCCTATAGCTCTTACACCTAGCTCCCCACTCTGGGTTCTTGTTAAAGGCATGATAGCTTCTGCTCCAGCCTCTCCCATTAAACCAGTACCTTGGGAAAATGTAAAATATGTTGGGGTATCTACTACACTATTGGTAAATGCACCGCCTTTAGCATATCCGTAAACTCCCCCCTGTGCATTGTTTTTTTGTGCTTCCCCCTCTGCTGCTTCTATACTTCCACTAACCATACCACTTATAACAGCTCCAGAAATTCCCATGCCAATGAGAGCTAAACCTAATCCTAAATTATCAGGTAATATCTGTATACCAGCTTGAATAAATAAGGAAGGTAACGCATCTAAAACAGATTTTAATACTTCTGCCATAGTACCTGCAAATCCTTTACCATATTCATCTGCATTAGTCATAGCTCTACCTAATTCATAAAATGCACTGGTTAAGACATCCACACCCATATTTGCCAGTGTTGTTGCAAGCTCTTTCATAACATCATTTACACGTTCTATTCTGTGTGCTTCTTCTGCTTTTTTATAAAGTCCTTCTAAGTCCTGTGTCATTGTTTTTATAGAATTGTCTGTAATTTTAAATGCTTCACTGCCCTTTATTTGAGTAGACTGAAGCATCATTAAGTCATGTATAACACTCTCAGTCGCTTCTATTTGTGCTTCAATATCTTCTACATTAAATATTTCAAACTCTTGTCCAGTTGCATCTGCTATTTCCTTTTTAACTCTCTGGGAAAATGCAAACTCTTCTATAAATAATTCACCTGCTTTTTTACCGCTATTTCCAAACTCTTCTTTTGTGATTCCTGCTATTTCTTCAAACCATACTTGCCATGTTTTTTTAGCACCTCCTAAACCTTTACCAAATGCATCAACAGATTTCTTTCCAGCATCTTCAAGTGCTGGTGGTAATTTTTCTAACTGTAGGGCATCTGTAAGATAATAACCTACATCTGCTAAATCTGCCCTAATATTTTTAAATAATTTATTATAACCTTCACTCACTACATCCAATGTAGGTTGAAAATCCAATAATTTCTTAGACATGACAAGTGCAGTTTCAATCTTACCCTCTTTTCTTAATTCAATTATTTTAATTTTTATTTGATCTATATTACTTAATGCTGCAGCTACTAATTTTTCCTGTGAGCGAATACCAGCAATATCACCAGCAAACTCTTTAGTTATCTGTGTTCTATTAAATTCATCAAGTGCTTTAGTAGCATCTTCTATAGACATTCTTTCTGCTTCCCATTTTTGCATTATCTTAG